TCATTCTGATTTTCCACCGGTTTTGACCACTTTCCCCAAACGCTCGGATGCGGTTTGGGAATGGATGTTCGCCTTATGGTCGTTAAGCTGGGTGACGGCGCGCTGTCCGCCTCGTCGCCGGTTCGCTTCTTTGGTGTAGAGTTCGGCCTGTGCGAGCGTCGTGTGACCGAGCGCGGCCATGATGTCGTGTGCCGAGACGCCGGCGTCGGCGAGTTTCCGACCGAGCGTCTTGCGTAGACCGTGTGGCTTGCAATCGAGCGGCAGTCCCGCCGCTGTCATCGCATCCCGCATGAAGCCGCTGAACCCATCGACGGTGAAGGGCCGGCCGAACTCGGTGTTGATGATCGTGACGTGTTCCCGCGGCGCCGCGTCCAATGCCGCCCGCAAGCCCGTGTCCAGCCCGATATCGACGGCCACGCCGGTCTTGTTGCGGGTGTAGCCAACACCGGCAGAATCGACTTGCGTCCAGGTCATCCGGTGAACGTCGACGCGCGCCGTACCGACTCCCAGCATCAGCGCATAGGCGGTGCGTTGTTTCGTGCCGAGCGGCCACCGTTCCTCATAGGCCGCCATCTCGGCATCGGTCCAAGCCCTGATCGGCTTGGATTTCGGTCGTTTGATGCCCGCCGACGGGTCGTGCTTCAGCAGTCCCTTTTCGATCGCGTGCCGAATCAGGATCCGCAGCTTCTTCAACGTGTCGAGTGCCGCGCCTGGCCTGTCGGCGTAGGGCAACAGGATGAAGGTGTTGATCCGATCGCGTGTGAGGCCCGCGACGCTGCGGTGACCGTGCTCCACTCGGATCGTCTCAAGCCGCGTCATATAGCCGGCTTTCGACGTGTCTCGCAGAGAGATGAACGCTGCGGTCTGCATGTAGGAGGTCACCAAGGCGCCGATGGTCCCGGGCGCGTCCTTTTGCATCGCGGCACGCGCTGGCGGAGTCTCGCCGGCCATGGCGGCCGCGTAGGCTTCGCGAAATTCAGCCGACGACGGATCGCTCGGCAACCGGGTGCGCGGCCCCTTCCCTATCCTGAAGGACAGGTAGGTGTGTCCCTTCACGTGATTGCGCTCGACATGCGGCGGGAGCTTACGGGGCATGCTCTTCTCCCCAACCGTCATCAGCGGCGACGGTGTTCGCATCTTCACCATCGCGGGGAAGAGCGTCGATCGCAGCATCAAGTTCGCGGACGTCCCATGCCAGACGTTTCGAGCCGAGCATTCGGGGCTTCGGCATCCTGCCATCCCTCACCATTTCATCGAAGGTGTTGGGCGAGAGACACGCATACGCGGCGCTGGCCTCTCGAGCGATCAGCCGCGGCGGCAGATTCGGCGGAAGGGCAAGCTGACGAGGCATCAGGGTTTCCCCTTCTCGGTGCCCGGTTCGTCCATCCCCTCGAGGCCAGCCAGAAGTTCCTCTTCGGTCATCCGCTTGACTGGCGGTCTCTTTGGCCGCGCCGCCCGCTTTGCCTGCTTCGCGGCTTTGATGGCATCGAGATGACTCGCCAGCCCGAGCTTGCGCAAACCAACCCGCAAGAGCATCACGGCCCATTTGCCGTCCGGCAGGTGCTGAAACTGCAGCTTGCCGCCGTGCAAAATATTGACCGCGTAGTAATCCTCGCTGCTGCCAACGTCTGGGTTGGCCGCAAAGCAGGCCAGCAATTCAACGACCTGATCGCTTAGATCCCTTTGCAGCGACGCCGCGGAATGGCCGTCTTCGATCAGGCGATCTCTAATTCGCTCGACGGCTTCGGCGGTCCGCCGCTGGACCACGGGCGCGTACTCAAATGCGACAACTGGCGAGATGCCGGCCCCCACCATGTCCATTCCGAACATGATGGTCTCGATGTCAGCCAACGTGTAGCGGCGTTTCGCACCCCGACCCAATCCGACCTTGTCGGCTCCGAGGTAGCCCTTGTTCGTCCAATTCTGCAGCGTGGATTCAGTTATGCCGGTCAGAATGACTGTTTCGGCCGGCGAGAAAGGGCCCGCCTCGAAGATGACGGGGGGAAGTTCCATGATGCGTTTATGAGTGCTACGCGGCATTCCGAATCATTAGCCGTGGAGCATTTGGAATACAAGGCAGCATTCCTCGTGAAGATCGCCGCATTGCTTGTAAAAGCCAATAACGTGTTGATTTCGTGCTGGAAAGGTTTCGTTAGGATTTTTCACGTGAGCAGCGCGGGCGCGTAAGTCGATGCGGGCCTGCTGGATCGATCGATCGGGGCACCATGAACGATTTCAACAAGATAGGTTGCCCGAATCAAATGCAGGAGTGTGTCGACGGCGCCGGCGTCGAAATGTCGACGGCGCCAGCAACGTGGTGACGCCGTGGACTGTGCTGCTCGGTGTGCTGACGACGGTCGATGCCCTTCGACAAAAGGGCCGCGCCGTCAGGCCGCCTCGCCGCGCGCGCGGTCGAAGCAAAGTAACGGGTCGTGCGCAGCCGGCATATATCGCGATGCCACGTCCGCGAGCGGTCCCGTCGCGATCGCACGGACAGGACCGATCGCCGAAAACAGCAGGCGCATCGCCTGATCGACCAGACAGTCTCGTTCGTCCTGCGTGTGCTCGTTCGCCTTGATGTCGCCGATGCAATCAGCGGCGAGTCGGATCTGAAACAGCGCACCTTCCAGCGACCGCGCACGCGCGTAAGACGCCATGTCTTTCAAAGTTTCAGCCGCAGAGAAGAGCAGCATCTGTTCAGCGCCGCGCCCATCGTCGCGTCTGTCCTCCGGCTTTGGCACATCCTCAATGCGATCGTGTTCCCGCCAAAGCTCCTCAAATCGTGCGGCGATCGCGGCAATGGGGCAGTTCGCCGGGCCAATCGATTCCGGAAGATGGCTGGTGGCGACTCGTCTATTCCTGGTGTCAGCTTTCGGCATGGGGCCTCCATGGTGAGAGTTAGAGCCGGGCAGGAAGTTGGCGCTTCCGACCGGCTCGATTTTCTGGTACACGAAAATCATGGCAAAGGCAATAACTGGTACGAGAAAATCGAGAGGCCGACCGGCCACGGGGGCCGAATCCGTGCATCTGCGCATCTTGCCGGACCAGGCCGCGGCAATCGATGCTTGGATCAATAAGCAAGAAGATGCTGACTTGACGCGGCCGGAGGCGATTCGGCGCCTGCTCGACGAGGCGCTGACGGTGAAGGCAAAAGGGAAAAAGAAATGAGCGCGGTCGTGGACTACACAGTTTTTGACAAATTTCTTCGAGTAGACTCTTGGCAGAGTTCCCATCCACTGGACGACAAGAGATTCTTCCTCTGCCTTCAAAAAGTCGTCGAAGATCCAGCTTTTAGCGCCGAAGCCATGGGCAACTACATGCGAAGCGCGAAAGGCGTCGACTCTTACGAGCATTACCTTGCGCAGCGGATTCGCGATCTTGTCGGTAAAGCCTGGGCTGTACGCGAATATCTTCAGGCGGTGAACGAAACGTCTGCTTATGAAGATCCCGACGTGCAGGTGTGATGTCGCAGGTACCGTCCGAAGAACTTATTGCTCAGGCGAGATCGGTCTTGAAGCGTTTGGACCAATCCGTAGTACCGCGCTTTGTCAGTGTTTCGCTTCCTATAGGCAAGCCGGCTGAATGGGTGCCGCGCTTGGGCAACTGCCATTCCAACGTCGCAACTTGGGTGCATTGCCTGCCAATTCATAGGCACGTTCGTGGATATTCGGTGCTGGATTTTCCGCGGCACTTTGATGTAGTCGCTCACTCTGTTGTCGAAACGGAGCTTGGCGAGCTTATCGATATAACGCCTCACGGGGCGGAGGGTGTTCCGTTCGTTCGCCATCTCATTGCGGACGGAGACTTTCAGCGGTTCGCTGATGCTTGGCATGTTGAAATAGCAAAACCATTAGCTTAGCTGCGCATCGATAGGACCAGCGCCGGGTACAGCATCTGACTGCCGGCCGTGGTGTCTGGGCGCAGCCTCTTCCTCGCGAACTGCCGGTAGCCGCGCCGGAAATGACCTTTCAGCACGTACCCTCCGGGCAAAGGGATCATCGTCCGTTTCGCCATGACCATATTGCCGAACCGCGACATCACGGCCTTTTTGGCGTCCTCAACGACGCCTGGACGAACCGACATCTGCATGTGACCGACATCGATCTTACGCGAATACGGCTGATCGTTGCAGATAATCACCGTGGCGTTGATTGGGATGCTGTCGAAATCCTTGACGCGGCCACCAGGCGTCATGACAAACCAGGATTGCTTGTAGCGGCCCGACTTCTGCGGCGATCGCTCGACCAAAGTCTGCAGAGCAAATTCCAGGATCTCGCGCCACCATCGGAACTGATAGACGATCGGTCCGGGCGGAACGACACTTTTCTCTGCCGCGCCGAGATTGCCGTTTACGTAGCGATCGAATCGCTCTGATCCCTCGCCGTCCTGGATCGCTCGCGCCAATTCGCGTCTCGCGTAAGCGGCAAGCTCTCGCGCGACGTTCTCCGGCGCGATGCCCGCCGTGGCGAGCTGCAGATCCTTCGCGAAAGTCGAAATACGGGGCATCACGTTCCCTTGGTGCTGATATCTAGGCAACCGCTGAATTCGCGGTGGTCCGGATCCACGGCATCAATGGTAGTCGGCACGTCCAAGGCATCGCCAAGATAGATGCGGTCGCCCTTTTTGATAGGCATCGGAAAGCCGGCCGAGATTAGTTCGAGCAACGACACGATGACTTTCCGCGAACCCGCGGTGATGCCGCTGATCAACTCGTCCGGTTTGTATCCTTCGACAGTTGCCTTGACGTCTGCGCGCGCCAGAACAGTTTGCGGCATCGTTGTCGTCATACGACGAAAGCTGACGAGGTGTCCACGGCGGTTGATCGCAGCTCGGGCACGCCTAGCTGAGGTCTGGTTCATGGTTCCACTACTCCCCAATTTTCATCACTAGTGGCAGTGCGCTGGTGCACAAAGTATAGCATGATTTGCGGACTGGAAGCTCCTCCGCTCTGCCCATGAATGGCGTCATGTCACCCCCCTGAACGGCAGTGACCGAAAAGCTTTGAAGAAGGAACTAAGTGAGTGAATCCGATCACCGGAATTCTCACGCTCCCGGGCTGAAGAACTGGAGGCAAGCGGTTTACCGATTCGGCCTGCACCAAATTTGCGCTTCCAAGCTGGAATGAACGGCGGAGCCGTCTTCAGCGATAATCCAGTCATTGCCGGCGGTCTCGGCAAGCAGGTCAGATGCTATCGCTGCAAGACCAGCGGCAATAACCCGTTGGACATCAGGCACCTTCGTCAACCAAGATGTCCTTGCGACGACGAAAACCGACGCCTCTCCAATACGATAGAGGGACGGAAGAAGCTTGGCATTGGTCCAATTGAGCATGGAGAAACACTACATCCGGCTTTACGTCGATCGAATCTCCGCTAATCTCAACTTAATGATGTGAAATCGCCATCGCGCCATAATTTCGAGCAAGGCACCCAGGATGAGATAATAGGCAACAGAAAGGAACAATAATCCAATCTTCTCGTGTGCACTGAGAACGTATGGCGCGTAGAGAGAGGCAAGGACGAGCGCGGTCCAATTGCCAACCGCGCCGACAAGAGCGCCAATCATGAACGGAAACAGCCACTTTTCGAGGTTATCAGCCTCAACGTTAAAGGCGAGCTTTAACAACGATAAATCCCCGCGCTGTTGCTGGGCTTTCGCCGATGACAAACCCTCAAGAACAATAATCTCATTATCGATCGCCATCGCCAACTCTTTAGCCCTGAGCTCAACGGGCGCCCGAAAATAAGACAAGCCAATCCCAATGCCGAATCCCAACTGCAACAGACTGCTGAACTCTCCTAATGTCGCCATTCTGCGCTCTAACCAGGAATCGATATGGTACTAGGACGTATTTTACGGCAGGTCCGTGAGACACGCCAGTTCGAATTGGCTGATGTCGCTTCATCGTCAAATATTAGCGAGTCACGTCTTGAGAAATTTGAATCCGGAGACATTGAGCCGTCATTCATTCAGATTGAAAAACTCGCCGACGTCTATGGTCTCCCTTCATACCTATTAGCAAGCCGCAATCTTCCCAATCTACCCGAGGCGCTTCCCGATTTTCGACGGTCGACTCCTCAGCCAGCACGTCTTTCTCCCGCGGGCATGCGACGCATTTGGTCGTCCGAAAAGATTGCTAGTTTTACGCATCAGATTGATAGCGCTGTTAGCCGCCCACAGCCTGCGTGGAAGGACCATGTCCCGCTCGGACTGCCGACAGTGCCCCGCGCAACCCACTTGAGGGAGTTCTTTGATGACTGGCTGGAGCGCCGTAGTACCGGGCTAGATTTCCACGGCACACCGGAGCAGATATTCTTCGGGGCATTTAGGATGTTTCTTGAAGCTCTGGGTACGATCGTGAACGTGAACGACGCGCCTCCTGATGATTTTCTCGGTTTTTATGTCAATCACTCGGAGACCGCACCCGTTGCGTTTGTTAATAGAAAGATTTCTTCGCGAAAGGCCCAGCTATTCACACTCGTTCACGAGTTTGGCCACATCCTAGCTAACACGGAAGGCGTTTCGAATCCCTTCATCGTGAAGAATGCGACCGAGCAAACGTGCAACCGATTTGCTGCGGAATTTCTAGCGCCGATGTCGACATTCCAGAGGTATGTCGAACAGCTGGGGCGCTCTGTCCGCTCCGATGCATTTGAGTTGATCAGATTGGTTTCGCAGAATCTATTGCTCAGCCAGCACGCCACAGCCATTCGCCTAGTCGAGGCAAACTATCTTAGTCAATCCTTCCTGCGTACCTGGGAAAGTAAACGGTCAAAGACTCCCACGCTGGAAAAAGATGACGAAACTGATGCGGCCGTGGGTAAGTTCGGGGCCGTGCATGCAAAAAGGATTGGCGAGCTTGGCTACCTTCCGACATACTTGGCGAAAATTGCCATCGACGAGAAGATAGTCGATAGTCTTGATGTGCAATCTGGAATGAAACTAAGCGAATCGCTTCAAGAGAGCGCTTTTGCTTTGGCGTCGCGTAGATTTCTGGCGGCGGTGAGCTAAATGCCGTTGCCAGATGTTGACGGGTGGATGATCGATTTTCGAACGGCCCGGGATATATTCGCGTCATTCAATAATGAGCGGATAGATCACTGTGTAAGCATGTGCGCGCGCGGATCGCTGTTTGCGTGCTACTGCGAGCAGGACCTCTTCAAACAATTACCTGCTCTGAAGCAGAACTTTATTCAGGATCACAAATGCATCCTTGTTCCTGACGAGGACGTTATGAGGAGGTGCATCGGAATCTCGAAAACCCCGCTCGCTAAGGAGCGACTTGTAGGGAATGAGTCTGCGCTCTTTCTGGCGGCGACAGCGGCCGCACGTAACTTTGGAGTGATTTCGAACCATCAATCAATCGTCTATACGACAGTTGGAGACCTTTGCCAGCATTATGGCATTCCGTTTTTATGCGCCGACCAATACTTCGCCCTCCTCTAGGGCCCTGGCGAGAGGGATATTAGAGTTTCATACAGTTCCGTATCGCCCCTAAATGGTTAGCAGCCCGTCGGGCCGCTCGTCGGTACTGTAGATGCTGACGTTGGAGTCTCCGGCGGATGCCCGCACTAGCGCCATCCACAGCGTCACGGCGAGGTCGATCCGATCGCGGCTCTTGCCCTTGTGCATGACGCGATTGCCGGCGCTGTCGGTGTGGATCGCGACGTTCTCGACGCACCAGCGGAGAACCGGGGAATTCCACTTCAGGTTTCTGCCGATCACGGCGCGCTCGACGATGTTGAGTGCCGGCGACTGCGTCACCCATCCCTGGCGCATCGTGAGCGTCGGGTAACCGTCGTCGGTCAGCGGCGCCAGCACTGGTGTCGCATAGGCCGGGTCGAACGCAATTTCTCGCGCTTCGTATTTCTCGCACAAGTTGCGGATGTGGCTCTCAATCAACCGGTAATCGATGACGCCGCCGGGAGTCGGGATGATCCAGCCCTCTTTCGCCCAACGGGGGTACGGCACGCCGTCGCGATCGGCGCGGGCCTGCAGATTGTCCGCGGGGACGAAGGCCCAGCACAACACGATGAAGTCGTCGCCGTCCGGGAAGCAGGCCAGCACCGCGCTGAGATCGGTTGTGCTGCTCATGTCGCCGGCAATCCAGCATTCCCGGCCGGCGAGCGCTTCGACGTCGATCGTAGCCTTGCCCTCGTCGAAGACGGCCATGTCAACGAAGGGGCTGAGGCTGTTTTCCTGCCGGCGGCCAAGGTAGAACTGCTCGAATGCGGCGCGATCGGCCGGGCGTTCCTTCGCCTCGCGCGCGTATTGGCGCATCGAAGGAAGGTCGGGATAGCCATACGGGAGACCCGGCAGCACCTTTGACCAGGTCTCCTCGCTGTCCCAGGCGTCGGCGGGATCCGCTTCGAAGATGATCGGCAGGAACGATGGATCGATGATCTCGCCGGCCTGTACCTTCTTCGCGTACTCGTAGATCGGATAGTCCGGCGACTCGTTGCCGCGCCCGGCGGTGGTGGCGACGATCAGCAGGGAGCCCGGCGCCTTGGTGGCACCGGTGCGCAGCGCCTGCCACAGATCGGCTTTGCGGTGCGCCCAAAGCTCGTCGACCAGGATGAACATCGGCGTGCGGGCGTGTGCGTTGCGGCCATCGGACGACAGCGCCTCGAAGAACGAGCCGGACTTCGGATGGATCAGCCGGTTTTTGCTATCGACCGGCCGCGACGCGCCAGCCAATTGCGGGATCGCTTCGACGATGCCGAGCGCTTCCTCGAAGGCGACGCGGGCCTGGCCTTTGTCGGCGGCGGCGACGTAATTCGCGCCGCGCGGTAGCCGCTCGGGGCCGTAGGTGTGCAGCAACGCCAGCGCCGCGGCGAGCGACGTCTTGCGGCTGCCCTTGCCGACCTGGAGATACACCACCCGCACCAGGCGCGCGCCATGCGCATCAGTTGGCCCATAGATCGCACGCACGATGCGCTCGAACGGCGGGTCGAGCTGGAAGGCCTTCCCCGGCAGCCGGCTCTTGGGGTGCTTCAGCAACCGCAGGAAGTCGACGGCGCGCTGTCCGCGGCCCAGCGGATCAGGGATCGGGCTGGCGTCAGAGATCCATGCCGGACCACTCATCGGTGCCTCCCTGCTCCGGAGGGGCGATGCCGTTGCCGATGATGCCGAGTCTTTTCGCGAGTTGCAGGGCGGTGGCGAAGGCCTTGTTGCGGGCGCCGATAAGCGGGTGCGGCCGCAGGCTGCCGTTGGCGCCCTTCACCAGGATCTTCGCCTTGGCCAGTTCCTTGTCGCACTCCGCGATCAGGGCCATCGCACCGACATAGGCGCCCAGCAGCGGCTCGTTCGCCGGCGTCAATGTGCCGTTCGCCTTGAGCAGCGGAGCAAGCCTCAGCCACTCCGCACGGGCCGCCTTCGGCAACGATTTCGGCGCGACCAGCGGCGGCGCGGCGGGCGTCTTGATCAATTTCAGCACCCGGCCGGTCATGGAATTTGACCTTTTCCGGGAGGGGAAAAATTCGAAAATACGTCGCGGAGTGGACCAGCAGCGGTCCCGCTTCCTATTGCCAAAGACGGCGATGCCCCCCCGGTGGGGGTGCGACCGAAGCCGCCTTCCGATCGGATGGCTTTGCGGGTGTTGCAGACGCTGGCGTAGGGCTGCCAGTTCGACCTATCCCAGAACAGGCGCTGGTTGCCCTTGGGGGCGATGCGGTGGTCGACCATGTCGGCGCGGCGACCGCACCCGCACGCGCACCGCTCATGCCCTGGCTGCGCCAGCCACGCCTTGCTCTCGCGTTCCCATTTGGTGGTGTAGCCACGATCGCGGGCCGACGGGCGGCGGGCTTCCGATGCAGCCTTGCGGGCACGGGCGTGCTGGCACGTCGCACCCGATCTCACGATGCAGCCGCAGGGCCGAAGGGATGGTGCCCGCATTGCCATGGTCAGCACCCGGCCGGCTTGCGGTGGCTGGCGATCAGGTCCAGCACAGCGCCGGGCAGCCCGCCCGTGGCGATCTGCCATTCCAGCGACTCGACGTCACCCGTGCTCTCGGATCTCAACAACGGATCGCGTGCGGCGGCGGAACGATACTGCGCAACCGCCACGATGGTTGCCTGCACCAGATCTGGCGGCATGGCTGCCAGCGAGTAGCCGGCCCGATATCTGATCACCGCGCGGCCCGATGCCCACCCCGAGGCCTTGTCCGAACGCAGGCGGGTGATGATGCCAGCATCGGCGTCAACTTCGTAATCATCGCCGGTCAATGCGGCGCCCGCTTCGCTCACGCTTGTAATGCTGCAGACCGGGTATCGCTCGAGCATGAACGAGGCGCCGCCATTGGAGCGCAGCGATTCTTCGACAAGTTCGGATACGAGCACCCGGTTGCAGGCGGTGGCGATGGCCGCGCTTGCCCTGGTGATGTGCAGCGCAAGCGCTACGTCTTCGCTGGTGTCCGTGATTCCGAGCGCGGCCTTCACCACGGCCAACGTCGCGAGGTCTTCTGATGCTGCTGACGTGACGACGGTTAGCATTGCGCCCTCGAATGAAAATGCGGCTGCCCGAAACGCTTCAGGCCACGGGAATGATCTGCCGGCCGGGCAGCCGCCATCGCCGGATTTTGAAATCCGGCGATGTAACCGATGGCTGCGCGAACCGAACTACTGCGGCGGGTTCGCCGTCGGCGCGCTGTTCGGCAGACCGAGCACCCACACTCCCGAAAGGAAGATGTTGCCGCTGTCATTGCCGGACGGGGTGATCGTGGCGCGGATGTACCGCTTGTTGCCGATGTAACCGAGCTTGCGGCACTCGACGTCGTCGTCGAACTGGAAGCCGGCCAAGAGCTCAGTGCCGATCAGGTCGCCATCGGCAACCGCGGCGGCGCCGCTCATGCCGGAATCGTTCGATTCCTCGAGCAGCACGGCAAAGGTTGCATTGGTGTCCGTCTCGGTGCCGGTGATTAGCGCCAGCATCGCGGCGCCGAAGCCGAACGTATCGAGGATCGCTGACACGATCGCGGTGTTGTCGGTGCGCGCCGCGGCCGGCGCGATCGCCGGCTTGATGTGGATCCTGCTGGAAAGGTCTCGCATCGTCTTGTTCCCTTGTGAAAGTCGGTTGAGGTGACGGGGCGCGGCGAGCGCGCCCCGCTATGATCAGGACGTTGCGATCTTGAGCTTGCGGATGGCTTCGGCCTTGCCGACGCCGCCGGCGACGCGGCGACGACCGTGAAAGCGGGTCATGCCGTTGGTGGCCTGGCTGTACGGGTCGCGCAGGATCGACAGCGAGATGCGGTCGAAGATCCTGTAACCCTGGCTGAAGTCGCCGAACACGATAGGGAACGCACCGCTGCCGACGTCCGGCAGATCCGGCAATTCCAGAATCGGACGACCAAGCAACGTCGTGACCGGGGCGTTGTTGATGCCCTGCATCGCGACGAGGTAATTGCCTTGCGTGTCCTTCAGCTTGCGGATGGCGCCGAGCGTGGCGCTGTTCATGCCCCACACGGCGTTGGCGCGGTACGGCGCCTTGATGGCGTGATACAGGTCGATCAGGCCGTCACCCTTCACCAGGCTGGCGTCGGTGCCGGGCGTGTAGGCGATGTTGGGATCCTGCATGAAGCCGGACGGCGCAAGCGGGCTGGCGCCGTTGACGAATGCGACGCCCTCGAGATGGCCGAACTCTTCGGCGAATTCGAAGGCCAGAAGCTGGCCTACGTCGAAAGCCGAGTCCTCGAGCATCGCGTTGCTGACGTCGACATATGCCGCGAGTTCGCAGACCGTGTAGCGGTTCTGACCGAAGGTGACGGTCGTTTCCGGCCGCGCCTGCGTCTCACCGACCCACGCGCCGGTCATGCCGCCGGTGCGCTTCGGCCACAGCACCGCGGGCGCGCCCGTCGGCAGCACGCGGGCGACGGAGCGGACCGGACTGAACAGCACGACGTTGCGGTCGAGCTCAGCCTGGAACGCATCGGGTGCGAGGAAGCCGCCGGCGGTGTCATCGGACACGCGAAGCGATTTCACTTCGTCCGCTGTCAGGCCCTCGCGACCGCGGCGGACGTAGGTGTCGAACGCCTTCTTCTCGACGACGTCGGCTTCCTTCTCCTCGGTGCCGGTGCCGGGGCGATTCAGCTTCGCCTGGATCGCATCGATCTGGGCTTGCAGCTTCGGGTCGATGCCCTTGCCCTCGACGGCCTTGAGCCGATCGTCGACGCTCTTCTGCAGATCGTCGAGCGCCTTTTGCACGATGGCAGCCGGGTCGAGATCGCCTTCCTTCAGTTCGATCGCGCCGCGCAGCAGCGCCTGTTTCGATACGTGTTGCATGGGCCTACCTCTTGAGCGCCGCAGCGGCGCGGTTGATCGCCTCGGAAAGCGCGATGGCCTCCGCTGCGGATTTCGATGACGTGATGCGCGCGCCCGGGTGCATCGGCACCGTGACGAGCGAGATCTCGACGAGGTCGAGAAGCTTGATGTCGCGGCCGCCGCCCTTGCGGGCGCTGGCTTTGCGCGTGATGAAACCGATGCTGATGCCCGTGAGGGCCTTCGCCTTGACGAGCGCGTGAACTTCCTTTGCCCGCGGCACGTCGTTGATCAGCAGTTGGCCCTTGGCCTGCAGTCCGTCCGGACCTTCCTTGATGTCGTTCCACACCCCGACGGGATCATTGGGCCGGTGACCGAACAGCATCGGAAGCGTTGCCGGTGTTGAGGCGAACGCGCCTTTGTGGATCCAATCACCGACGCGATCGCCGGAGCCGAACGGCCATGCCATCGCGGTGATCGCGCCGGCATCGTCGACGGCCAAATCGGCCTTGAATTCGAACTGTGCGTTCATGCCACCACCGCGATCGGTCCGGGTTTCGGTTTCGGCGCCGGCGTCGCGGTGACGCCAACTGCGTTGGCCGGCGGCCGTAGCTCGTCGCCGCCGTCGATGCCGGGCCGGTTGTCGGTGGCGCGGACTTCGTTGGCGGTGAGGAACGGACCGCCGCAGGCCTGAGCGAAGGCGGCGTAGCGCGCGGCGAGATCGGCTTTGACCAGGCTGTCGACCTCGAATTCCGGGTAGTATTCGGCTTGCTCCTCAGCGCTGAGCAGCCGGGAGATGGCGCCTTGCCAAAGCTTGCAGCGGCCGAGCAGCGTGAAGGTCAGGAACGACTGCGCCATCTCCTCACTGTTCGACCAGGTGGCGCGTCCCAGTTCGAAAATCAGCGTCGGCGGAACACCGAGCGCGCGGCCGATCTCGATCGACTGAAACACCCGCATTTCCGCGAACTGAAGGTCGACGCTGCTGAAGGTGATCGGCGTGAAGGTGACGCCATCCTCGAAAATCGCGGTGCCGCCGGCGTTCTCGCCGGAGTGTGTGCCGCGCCATGATTTCTGCAGGCGCTTGTAAGCGACGTCGTCGAGCCGCTTGCCGCCGGTGCTGAGCGCGCCGCTTGGCCGCGCACCGTTGCCAAGCAAGCGGGCGGCGTGGCCCTCGAGGGCGAGACAAAGGCCGATGGCCTGGCGTGCCTGGCGCAGCGCCGACAGCGGCCGCGCATCATGACGATTGGCGAGGTCGATCGATCCGCGGATGTGCAGAATGTCCCGCCAGCCGTAACGCCGCGTCCCGCCGGTCGATAGCGCCACCTCGTAAAACGGTTCGATGGTCGCCGGGTCGCGCTTGACGGTGACAGCCAGCGGATCCAGGCGGATCAGTTCGATGATCCGGTCATTGGCGCGGTTGGCGTAGGCAAAGCCGGCGCCCTCGGTGATGACGTCCGTCTCGAGCTGCATCACAAATTCGGCGGCGCTGGTCCAGCTATTCGGCCGATCGTGCAGCAAGGCATAGAGGGGATGGTCGGTTGCGCGGCTGCGCTCGTCGTCGGGGCCACGTCGGTAGAGGAACAGGCCAAGAGATCCCAGCGTCTCGACGCGGATTCGAACAGCCGCCGCGACGGCGGGACAGTTGAGCGCCTTGCTTGGTGAGACGTATATGCCGGCGGCAGTCTTCGCGCCCTCGTCGATCAGCGCGGACCACGCCGACTCGTCGAAGCTCTTGCGCCCGCTACCGAAGATTTTGGAATACCAGCCCATCTGTTCGCCGCGACCATCCCGTTGTGGGAACATGCGTCGCGCGAACTCAAAAAGGCCACTCAGCCAATCTCAGGTATCGTCGGGTAGTTTCCGCTTGGTTCGGAGCCAAACCAGCAATTCCGACCGGGTGGCGAAGAGCCGGTTCGTTCCCGGGGGCCGATAGATCGGGCAATCCGGGTCGTCCGACAGCTTATAGACCGTGTCGCAGGACAGCCCCATGAACTGCGCGATCGACGGCGCGCCCCACAGTTTCTCTCCGCGCAGCGACGCGTCTGTCATGCGGCCACCGGCGCTTTGCCGCGCTTGATTTTGTTGCTGCGCTTGGCCTTGCGGGCGGACTTCCGTTGCAGGCGCCGCGATTCCGCGGCGGCACGCTCTTCCTTTTCGATCTCCACGAGGTCGAAGCTGTTCGTCTCACGCCAGCATGTCCGCGGCCGGAACACGTCGCGCATCGCACGAAGGTTGTTCGGATACACCGTGCAATGGCGGATGACACCGTCGTCATCGACCACCAGGCAGCGGGCCATACCATCAGGATCGATGCCGAGAAAACGCATCGGCGGCCCAGCGTCGCCTTTGACCATCTCGCCGCTTCTGAGCATGATCAATCCCAGTTGTTTGAGAGAACGTCGGCCAAGGAAAATGCCGAGTCGGCACCGATCGGCGCGTCCAGCGACTTACGGTTCGGATCGAACCTTTCGCGGTTGTGGATCGTGAGGAGCCGCTGCGCTTCGCTGGCGATCATCGAGATATCGATGGCCCCCTCGAGGATGGCGAGCACGATGGCACTGGCGATGTCATCGCGGGCGTCACGGTCCAGGGCTCTCGGCAGTACCGCGACGGCGCGTCGCCATAGATCGTTTTGCGACAACGCGGCGGCGTGGCGCTCGCCGGCCAACATGAGGCCGCGGACCGTCATTGTGCTCGGTGCGACCAGCCGAACGTTGGCCGGATCGATCTTCGGCCGTCCGTTGACGAGATGCAGGCGCGTCCGGCGCGCCACCACCGCGCTTTCGACAGCTACCAGCAGTTCGGGATTGCGGAACCGCGCCCGCAGCAAGCTCTGAGTGTGAATTCCGCCGGGCGCGAGTCGCGACGTGTGGACCTCGCCGCGGGCATTGGACAGCATCAGCGCGGTGGCCGCCCGCCGCAGTTCATTGGCGGAATAGGCCGGACCTTGGCGCAACGCATTCGGCCCGGCCTGGCGCGTCCGCCCGGCGGCGCGGTACCGGGCGTCGAACTCGGGATGGGTCTTCAAGAATTTGGCGAACGCGGTGTAGTCCGGAAACCGGGTCCGATCGGAATTGAGAATCTGGAGAATGGCGCCGCCGGCGATGATGCGACGTTCGATCTCGTCGAACGCGGCGAGCGCCTTGGCGTGCGGTCGCTCGCGGCGCGCCAGCGCAAGATCGTAGCGAAGCTCCAGGTCGGGGTTGTAGCGGAGCGCGGCGACGAAGCTACCCCGGCTTGGAAAGCGGGAGTCGCTGGCGCAGGCGCGGCGCGCCGACATGCCGCCTTCGATCAGCTTCAGGATCTCGTCGGCGTGATCCAGCGCACCTAAGTTCGGCCGGCCCTGACCGGCTCGCGCGCAGACGGCTTCGAAGCGAGCCCGGAGCGCGGGATCTGTGCGAAGCCGGCAATTGAACTGCGCTGCCGTCGGAAAATGTGGCTTCGATCGGCAGGCTGCCTTCACCGACATGCCGCCGGCGATCAGCGCCAGAACGGCGTCGAGATGATTGAACCGTCCGCCCTTCGCGGAAAATATCCGCCGCTTGACGGTGCGGAGTCCCGAGCTCGTCGTCAT